TAATTTCCGAAAGAAGCGAAAAATATTATTTATTTTCGGTCTTTTCCCGAATTAGCTAATTTCCGAAAGAAGCGAAAAATAATATTTATTTTCGGTCTTTTCCCGAATTAGCTAATTTCCGAAAGAAGCGAAAAATAATATTTATTTTCGGTCTTTTCCCGAATTAGCTAATTTCCGAAAGAAGCGAAAAATAATATTTATTTTCGGTCTTTTCCCGAATTAATGTTATTTCACTTATTTCACTTATTTCATTTATTTCATTTATTTCATTTATTTCATTTATTTCACTTATTTCACTTATTTCGGTTTAAATCCCTATTAATTAATTAAATCAGGCACGCACGCACGCAATAAGGCACGCAATAAGACACGCACGCAATTAATTAATTAGGACGCTTCGCGTAATTTATTAACGGAGTTAAATAACGCACGCGCTGCGCGCTCCGCGAAATAAAGGAAGCACGCGCAATAAGGCACGCATTACCTATTTCTCACCCCGCACCCCGATAGCCTGTAAGTTACCCCCTGTCGGGAGTTGGTTACAAGGAACACTGTCGGCTGAAGTCGCTCTTCGGATGAAACAAAAGGGGGGTCTACTTTGGATAACCGCAACTCCGCGTGTCACGGATTCACGCTACAGACTCCATTTCCTCTCTTTTCTTTTCTTCTCAGTTCTTCTCTCTATTCAAGACTAACCATATCACTTATAATATAAGGGATACCGAATCCTTAACGTCAGAAGGAAAACACCAATTGGCAGACTTTTTCCGTCTTTCCATCTCCCGTTTCCCTCCGATAGCGCCCCTCACATTGCACCATTCTATGTATCCGACTCCTCTCATACGGCAAAACCCTTGATCCCCAAAGCATCGAGAACCTTATTGGCATCACCTAAATCTACCCAGTTTCCAGCCTCCATGAGATTAATCTCCTTAGCCGCCACCTTAGACATTCCAGCCAATTCAGCGACGCTAATGCCTTTTCCCTCGCGGTGGCCCCTCACATTGCATTTCACCTTCGCCTTCATAGATGTAACGCAGACATGCTTTACAGGGTAAACAGTCCCTCCGGGATTACCAGGCCGCCCCTTTTGCTTACAGGACTTGCAGGTTGCTATATTATCGCGCATACTCCACGATTTACTCTCCAGTATCACCTTGTGACAAATAGGGCATTCCAGCGACTCGCCAACAATGGCAATGATATCAGACCACCTTTTAGATAGCTTGTACTCCTTCATGTATTTGGAACGGTCAGAGTAAGACCGATATGATCGAGTCTTACGGGCAATATCTAATATGTCCGCGTGGGTATTCTTAATGTCCATGACATACGATAGCACGTCCCATCGTGGCCGACAAGCGGAAAACGCCTGCAAATGCCGTGCCAAACGACCCTAATCCCAGGGATTTTTTTTCTTTTTTTCCGGCTCCTGGTTCCTGGTATCCGGTGCCGATAGTGCTAACGTGGAAGACGACAGCTCCGCCCCAGACTATAACCAATAGGAATAAACTATGACCGCTAAAGCACAACAAATTAAAAACGTCAAAGAAGATATTCTAATGCAAAGGGCAGTTAAGTCTCATTTTGAAGCTGTGAGCATTACTTATAGTAAGCGCCGAGCTGATCTTGAGGCAGAGATTGCAGCTTCTCAAGAAAAGCTGAATAAGCTGGAAAGTGATTACTCTGTTTGCGGGTCGCGTGCAAAATCCGCCACTATTAAAATCTCCGATCTTATCTCTTTGAGAGAGAGAATAGAAGCGGGAACGCAAACAAAGCATGATGAAGCGTCGGCCATCATTTCCTATCTGTCTTCCATTAAGGAAATGCTCAGCGACGACCAAATCGCTAAGCTGAAGGCCATCTAATAGAAAGAAAATCATGATTCTAACTAAAGCAACCGAGAAATTCCTAACCAAGCCGGATCTATTCGATACAGACGTTTTATGTGTCGATCTGGTGGAATCCGCCGATAGGGTCTATTTCCAGTGCGAGATTAAATCAAGGGATACCTCTTTCCCGGAGGAATACTTTGACATAAAGCATTATGGATCAAAGGGCCATCAATTCTCTCGCCGTCCCGGTAATCCCGCCACGGGAGCTAAAAGCGCGTGGGATTCCATGGCTAAGTTTATTCCCAGCAAGTCCCTCGCGGGAACTGCAATTAAATGGGATATAAACGGCTGGCCTTCATATTCCGCTACTAATTTCCTTCATAGATTCCCCGAATCATGGAAGGCTAAGGGATATCATTGCAGGCGCGTCGGGCTGACCGATTTATCCGCCTGCCTTATCCAATTGTGGCCGGAAAAGCAAGTGGTAATGTCCACCGAAGCGTACACTTGCTATATTAGCCTCCTGGCCAGACTCAATCTCCAGTCGGAAAAGGCAAAATCCCAAGCTGACTTCAAGCTGGATAACCGCCTGCCTAAAACCGACCCTATTTTCGATAAGTTTGTTGAGAGGAAGTCTACTCCTCTGAGCGACTATCAAAAGATTGGATCTTTTCTTGGGCAAGGTAATTCCTATGCTTTATTCATGGAGCAGGGAACCGGGAAAACACCTATTGGTGTTTCTATCTCCAGCATAGCAGCCGCACGTTCTAATCTTGATAGGCCGCTGAGGGTTCTCATTGTTTGCCCTAAGCAGGTGAGACTCAATTGGTCGGTCGAGATTAAGAAGTTCACCACCGTGCCATGTGCTATTACACGGGTGAACGGAAACAAGACCGAAAGGTTTAAGCAGGTTGTTAAAGCCGTTGCTAAAACCTCACCGTTTCTTGAGGGATGCAAATACTCGGCAGTTATTACGTCATACGATACCCTTGCAAATGACGTAGACCTTTATTGCGCCATTGGGGAATGGGATCTCGTTATCTATGATGAATCCCATTACTTCAAGAACCACGACACTAACAGGTTCAAGGCAATTAAGAAACTCCGGGAGTTTGTCACTAACACCGTTATCCTCACGGGAACGCCGATCACAAATACCCTTCTTGACCTATTCGCCCAACTTGAATCTCTGGGAGAGGGTTATTCTGGGTTTATGACATGGAAGGGGTTTAAGGACTTCCATGTTAACTATGAGACGGCAGGGCAAACAGCCTCCGGTGGAACCTTCCAGCGCATTCTTGGATTTGAGAATGTACCTATGCTTCAAGAGCGACTTTCAAGGTTATCTTATAGGATAACTAAGAAGGAAGCAGGGCTAAACCTACCTGATAAGGTATATGACCTACACGAAGTTACAATGACCGAAAAGCAGGGGAAGCTGTATAAGACTCTCGCTGAGCAAATGTATGCTGAGTTTGAGGGCCGCGATATGACTAACCCTGTCACCATCAATAACGTCCTTACTGAGATTCTTAGGTTGGCCCAAGTAACCTCCGGTCACATTAGGCCCGACGAATCGGAAGTCTGCCAGATTGATTCAGTTAATCCTAAGGTTGACGCCGTGGCGAGTCTTATTAACGACTCTCAAAAGCCTAAGAATGAAAAGGTTCTTGTATGGGCCGTGTTCGTCGAAGATATCAAGAGAATCTCAGAGCGTCTGACAAAAGAGGGTATCGGGCATGTTACCTACTTTGGGGAAACTAAGGACAAGGCGAGAGAAAAGGCGATTGAGTCTTTTAACAATGATCCTTATTGCAAGGTGTTTGTTGGACACCCGAGAGCAGCGGGAGCGGGACTTAATCTCCTCGGATACAATAAGGAGGACCCGGCTTCGTGCATTATCCCCGAAACTGAACCGGCGGTCGGTGTGGATTCGCAAGGTGTCACACTATGCGAACATACTTACACTGGGCACGAAATCTTCTTCTCAAATAACTGGAGTATGACCGACCGGGCGCAGGCTGAAGATAGAGCGCATAGGCGCGGGACTAAAATGCCTGTCCGAATTACTGATATCGTCGTGCCTGATACCATTGATATGGTTATCAGAGATAGGGTACAGAGCAAGAAGCAGAACGCTGAAATTGTCCAAGACATTAAGGCGATCCTCAATAGTTTGAGAGGTTAATAGTATGACTGATGTAAAGTTGGTTAAGATAATGGCAGTCCTTAATATTTTAAAGACTCTAGAAAAAAGAATTGACCGCCTGGAAGCATTGGAGGAAGAAAGACAAGTTAAAGACGGACTTCAGAACTACAGACTAGCCATTAGAGATTTGAATAAAGAAAAGTGCCCAGGTGGCTATAAGGACTGCAACTGCAAAGGAGACAAACACCCGTGGGTAATGTGACCAGAGGTTACTTGGGGCGAAAAGGAAATAGTATGACTGATGTAAAGTTTGGATTGTGGCAGCTGAAGTCTACCGAATTACTCCGACTGAAAGGGTATATAGAGAGCGGACAACCTCTTTGCCTATCTGGTTCATTCAAGAACACCAAGGGTCATCCGTGACCTATGTTAGCAGCCCTCCCGGTCGGGAGGAGGAAAGCGTGCGACATAGTTAAGAATTATGCTGAACTCGGGTTTAACTCAACTCATGACGCCGTTATATTCGATGTCGCGCCGAGGAACTACACCTTTTCGTTGAGTGATATGACCTCGGAGTCAATTCTCGCTATAGTAAAGGAGCTTCTCAATGAACGTCAATAGAATCATAGTAACTTACGGACTGTCGCAACTAAAGAAACCCGAACTGGTCCGGTTGAAGGAATACATAGAGGGTGGAAAACCCCTTGCCTTGACAGGAGACTTTTACCACGACAAGGCCCCGTGACCTATGATAGCAGCACTCCCGGTCGGGAGTATAAAGCAAAGCTTCACTGTATCATATTCTACACAACTTAGGATGGCTTATAGTGATGGGGGTTATAATAGTCTTAGCCCAAATGAGTTCAACTCTTGCCCGTCAGACACTCTAATACACGGAGAGTCTCCCATAGATTACGGGGAGGGACTTGCACAACTATCCAGGGAGGATATTCTTAGCATAGTAAAGGAACTCCTCGATGACTATATCGAGAATTGAGCTGTTAGCGGGCCAAGACCAAAAGATAACCAGCCATAAGATCCTCCAGTTCCTATCAGTTACCGGGGCACATGGTTGTATATCAGTATATGCGCTGGTAGATGAGACCAAGACTCAGAGTACATATCATTTTGATACTTATGGTACTGGGTGGGAATGTCCTGAGGATGGTAATATAGGAGACTTCATAGGAACAGCCGTTGTGGGTGCTTTTGTTTGGCACGTTTTTTACACCGGGGAGAGCTAATAATGGATGGCTTTGATAACGATGAAACGTACTTTCTGAACCTGCATATACAGAATAACAGCCAACTGTATAGGAGGTTCCGTTACCTTGCTAACATCGGGTTAGATGGCACGTTCTACTCTGAGGCGTGTAAGCAGATTAGAAAATGCCCTGAAGTCTTCAATGTCAATCCAGAAGTAATCAACTTCCAGCAAATTCTCGAACAAAGCAGTGATGACTAATGTCCAGAACAGTACGAAACAGACATATGAATAAAGATGACTTCATCTGTCCTCCCCACCGAGTTAATAACTTCTCCGGTCACGGAGGAAGCGTACCTAAGGAACTCAGGGGCAAGATTAAGGTTGGACCCGGAGGAACCTCATGCGCATGTTGTTTTCCCGCCAAAAAACATAGGAGGGCCCTTTTCAGGGCCGCCCGCAGGAGTTTGGAATGCGGTTAGCCTTAATGTTTGCCGTAGGATTCCTTATTTGGCCTCTATTGATTATTCTGTACAAACATGAACAGAACACACGATGAAAGAAGAATAGATGAGTACATCGTCTCAAAAAGAGGGAGGGGAATCTCAAAGAATCAAGCTCGAAAATCTCTCCGCCTCATGTCGCCGGAGGATTTGGGAAAACTTAGAGAGGAAGCACTTAGGAGCATCATCAATGGACCCGGTGACTCTGGTATTCAATGTGGAGGACGCAGCGAGGGAGCTTAGAACAATATCTGATAAGGATATATTCCTGGAAAGGCTCGAAGAGATACAAATCAAGTGTAGAGACTTGGAAGTTTGGATAAATTCAGGCGGGCATTTACCCAATGACGGACAAGACAAAGATATGCGTGGAAATACTTAAAGTATTAGGAGCAAAGCACGACCGCACCAGTAAAGAAGAATCGTTACTTAGTAGGGCTATAGAACACCTCATAGAAGAGTATTGGAGCATTCAGTGAAAATCAAAGTTAAAGGGGTCATAGAGGACCTAAGAGAAATAGTAAAAGAACAACAGTACAAGGAACTCGGAGGGTACGTTATAGATGTTCAGTCTGCTAACCTCATACTAACTCTGCACGACAGTTTGAATCCAAAGAACAAAGAGAGATTATTGAACCTCTCTTTACCTGAAGCGCAGAGGGTCAGCATAAAACTGTTAGGTCGTGATGACTGAACAACAAAAATTAGCTGTAGTGACCATCTCGTTTATGCTTAACCTTATACACCATAAAGACCCTGAGAAAAAGGCACAAATGGTTAGGGAGGTGATAAACGAGGTTTTAGACGATTTTGAGCCCGGTTGTCCTCTGTGTCGATAATATCTACAGTAGAAAAAGCGGTGGATATCCTTGGTGGACCAAAGACCATGGAATCCTTATCGCTGAAGATACCTAAAACAGAGTGGAATTGGCCTCCAGCCTATTTTAGGCCAGATAAGAGCTATAACCACCTTTTGTTACTAAATCATAGGGTGTCAAAAGTATGCAAAGCTCATTGCCACAAAATAGAGTGGACCGGAGGTAAGGGTAGGTTAGCATTCTCCTCAAAGGAGTATAAAATGCACGCCGTAGCGACTGGAAGGTATGACGATGGGACACTCGGTTTAACAGCCACAAAGTTAGCAGTAGCAGTCTGGAAGTATTATCATGAAACCCAGAGTATTCATTCTGACGGAGGATAAGAGGTACGATACCTCCCCCGCCACTAAATATGGAGATAGGATTTTCCTTAACCCTGAATCCTCTCCGTTTAACACCAATGATTTTATCAAGGAGGTAAAAGAACGGCTGGAGTTCTTTAGATACGATAATAAGATAGACTTCATAGCCATAGTTGGCCCTGTCCAGGCATTAGCTATATTCGTCGGCGCAGTAATGGCAGAGTATGCCCCGGTCGAAATACTGATGTTTAGTGCCCCAGACTCTAACTACCAGAATAAAAAGGTATGCGAGGAATACATAGATGAAACTAAAAAGGACTGTGCTGGTGAGCCTAACGGAGACGGTCAAAAAATGGTGGGATAGGTTCAGATTCTACCAGTTAGAGTACCAGAAGGATATCAATGATCTGGATTCTCTCGAGCCTAAATTATGTGATTTAAGCTCTGGAGAACTCGCGGACTTAGGTTATTGCTTCAGAGAGACATCTGAGTTTCTTAACGGCATGAAAAAGGAGTACACGCGGAGGCAGGATCTAATAGCACGGGAAATATTCATTCGTGCTTTAGTAGAGTACAAGAAAGGAGGGACGGATACCTCATTCCAAGGTCAATTAGCTTCCGCTACACCTAAAATTAAGGATGTACCTAATCTCCCAAAGAGAGGAACACCGGAGTACGGAGAACTGTGCAAATGGTTAGGAGTAAAGCATGATCACATAGCTAAAGAGATAGTCAGCTTTCACTACCCTAAAATGTCTGATTTACTAACCGAGATGGCGGAAGAAGGAAAGAACCCTCCTCCCGGCATCCTAAAAACTGCTAAGAACTTTACAGCTACATACAGAAGAAAGAGAAACATTCAAGATGTCTAACGAAATCGAAAAAGTAAACGTGAAGAATACTCAGAACTTATGGGACTCATGGACGACGATAAGTCCATGGACGCAGTTCGACACCATAAAGTAATCCCACGCATTGATACCATCCAAGCAAAACCTAAGGCCCGCCGAGATATGTTCGGTGAGGGAACCCTTATCCTTTCCCCAGGCGACGGAGTTCTATGCAAGCTGGGAGAATACGTTGATGTTGTCCCAATCTTTTTCTATGATGAATGGATTGTTTGGGCTGATAGAGACGATCCCAATAACTCAGTCATGGAGAGGACGTTAGACCCTAACTCAGAAGTCGCAAAGAAGGCGGCAGACCCACACACGAGAGAAGAAGAGTATGAGGGTGGGTTCACCAAAATATACACCCACGTTCTACAGTATTGCCTTGTTCTATATTCTGGTGACATGAAGGGTTCTCTTTGTGTTATCGGATTCAGCAAGGGAGAGTTCTTCTATGGCCAGAATTGGTCGTCTGCCATGTTCATGAGAAAGGTAGGTGGAAAGCAGGCTCCAATGTGGTCACAAGTCTGGAGGATTACCCCCAGCGAAAGAGACAGGAAGGGCCACCAGTGGTTCGGGCCGGACTATCTTAACGGTCCCCAGCTTCTCATCAAACCAGAAGAGGCTAAGGCTTTTAAGCAACTCCATGAAGAAACAAAGGCAGACTTTGAAGCTAAGAAGCTCTCTGTTGATTATTCAGGCGTTGAAAAAGCAGTAAGCGACGAAGACTCAGAGATGTAGTACAACCGCCCCTGTAGCATAAGAAATGCGGGAGAGGTCACCTTGTAGAACCTTCACCCTCTCCAGATTTAGGTGTCGAATCCTAACAGGGGCATATGATTCGTGTAACAGAATTAGAAGAATCTCTATGGGCATTAGAGATAGAAGACGGTAAGGTGCTGAAGTTCATGATTTTTGAGCTTTTCGATAGCCTAATCGACGAATTAATTAAGTCACCCGTGACATGGTAGCACGCCTCTCGGGGCCCCTGAGAGAGCCATAGAGCGCGGCAATCATGGGGTAGACTGTTAGCACATAAGCGGCGTAAGGACCGATCTGCGTAAGGCTCAGATAGCCTACAGTGGAAGACAAGGCCATAACCCGGACAATCTCGGACCCAGGGGTCCAGGGAATTAAAAATTGCCATCCTATACAATTGAAGTTATAGATTCTAAGGCTGAATTTGCGAAAGCAAGCATAACCTGGGAGGAATTAGGTGACAATGAGGTTAAGATCATATGCCCCTTCCATAAGGACACCAGTCCATCATTCTGCTTTAACACTAAAAAGAATGTAGGAACCTGTAAAGTATGTAATAATTCAGCTGATATTATAGGGTACTTTATAGCCCATTTCGGAAAGGCTGTAAAGAGGGAGACCATACTCGGGGATTTTAAGGCACGATATGACATAGAATCTGTTAAGACTTTTCCTATAGAGAGGGTGGCTATGTACCACAAAGAACTCAAGGAAAAGAAACCAGGTATCATACAGGCCCTATACGATAGAGGGATGAATGATGATGATATCAGAAAGCATAGATTCGGTCTATTTCAAGACAGAATAACAATACCGGTATTTGACTCAGGCTCCAGGTGTGTAAATGTACGGCAATATAAACCTGGGGCGAGGAAGAACAAATATACTTCTTTTACCGGGTACGGCACGCCTGCAATATATCTCCCTGAGCAGCTAAAATACGACACTCTATGGCTATTGGGAGGGGAAATAAAGGCTGTAGTGGCAGCCAAGCTGTTAAATAGCAAAGGTATAGGTGCGTTTTGCGTAACAGGAGGGGAGGGAGCCTGGAATGGGAAGTGGAATCCCCTAATAGAAGGGAAAAATCTATTCATCTGTATGGATGTTGACCCCGCCGGTGTCAAAGCATCCAGGGATTTGGGTAGACTATTAAGAAATAAGTGTAAGTCTATAGGTATAGTTACCCTTCCTCTGTCATTAGAAAAGTACCCCAAAGGGGACATAAATGATTACATAGCGACAGAGAAAGCCACTTTAGAAGACCTATTAAAACTGATGGAATCGGCAGAGGTCCCATCAATGGAAAGTAAAGAAAGACCAGAACCTTTAAGCATAGAATTATCTAAGTGTGAATTAAATAACGGAAAGAGAGTATCCTTCGACGGCACTCCAATTGCTGCGGACACGAGCCCATATCTAATACCAAAGGAAGTAAAGCTATCCTGCACTCAAGGGCAACCCTTTTGCCATGAATGCTCCGTCCCAAATTTGGCTCCATCAGGAATATTCGAGGAAATAGTAGAGTTCGATGATTACGACACGAGAACCTTACAGTTCGTAGATGTAACAGCAAATGATGAGCCGAGAATCCTTAAAAAGGTGCTGGGAATCCCCATCAGATGTCCTGAGATACAAGCAGAAATAGAAGAGAGAAGACCCCTATATGATTTCAGGGTAACTGATAATTCAGACAACAATGTAGGGCATGTTGCTGCATATCTCGGACACAAAATTGAACTAAATATACCTCACACTTTCATAGTTACACCTTCTCCGTCTCCCAAAGACTCCAAACTGGTCCTATTAGCCGAGAAAGTGACGCCCACGCAAGACGGATTGGACGGGTTTGAGCTTACGGATGATAACAAGAAGTCATTGGAGGTATTCCAGCCTACAGAGTGGTCAAAGGAAGGAATTGATGACAAACTTACTGAGATATACGACGACTTCGAGTCGAATGTTACTCGGATTTATCATAGGCGTGACTTACATATTGTATGCGACCTTGTGTTTCATTCCCCTTTATACCTGTCTTTCGATTCTCGAAAAGAGCCTGGGTGGCTTGACGCAATCGTTGTTGGGGATTCAGCGCAGGGAAAGACAGAAACAGCTACAAGACTATCTTCGCACTATGATCTTGGCGCAAGAGCAGATTGCAAAAACGCAACAAGAGCAGGGCTCGTCGGGGCAGTCAAAATGCTCGGAAAACGATGGTTTATCTCTTGGGGAGTCATTCCGGCTAACGACAGAAGATTAGTAATACTTGAAGAAGCTAAAGGGTTAAGAAAAACAGAGATAGCTCAGATGACCGATATGCGGTCGAGAGGCGTAGCTGAATTAACAAAGGTAGAAACGTCACACGCTAACGCAAGGACACGACTACTGTGGTTATCTAACCCAAGAAAAGGTGAAATGGCTACATTTGCCTATGGCGTAGAATCTATAATAGATGTCGCCGGGACGCCAGAGGATGTTAGGCGGTTTGACATAGGACTTATAGTACACAAGGACGAAGTTAACTCTGCCGATATAGCCGAGTTCCTACAGTCAACAGATAAGAAAGAACATAAGTATACGAAAGAAGTTTGCAGACTGAACATAATGTTCTCGTGGTCAAGAAAGCCGGATCAAGTAGTCATCACACCAGAAGTTGCAAATGAGTGCATCCAAGCCTCAGTCAGACTAAGTGATAAGTTCGACCACACCATACCTCTTTTAGACCACGGGACTGCAAGATTCAAACTTGCGAGAGTAGCGGCAGCAGTAGCGGCCAGAACATACTCCGTATTCAATGATTCTCTTGTTATACGGAAGTGCCATGTAGAATGGGCAGAAGCTTTCTTGGACAGGATATATTCGACTAAATACTCTGGTTACTCAGAATGGTCTGATATTAGGAAGAAAGCCACTACACTAAAAAATGCCGAAGCTATAGAGCATTGGATAAGAAGCGTTAGATACCCACAATCATTCGTAGAGGGTTTACTTGGTCAAGAAACAGTTAGCCGAGATGACCTGGAAGATTGGCTGGAGGTTGATTACCTGGAGGCTGCTAAGGCGGCAAGCAAATTGGTTAGAAATAGGTGCCTCCAAAGGGATAATAGGTCATATGTGAAAAACCCTCAGTTCATTATACTTCTTAAGGGTTTGGAAGACCTCCCGGAAGAGAATGATGTTGTAAGGCTATATAAGGATGTTGAAGACAACCCGGAGATGTAGATGTCAGTGACGAGAAAGTTAGGGAAGAAGTGTCTTAACCCTTTCCAGGTCCATACTGCTAAAACATGCCTATCTCTAAGTGTTCTGAAAGCTACTGACAAAGAAAAAGAACTTGCATGTAGGTATCTATTCCAAAGCATAGGATCAGAATCAAGAGATGATTTCGTCATCTGGTTACTACAAACTTACGATATAGACAAATAAAGCACACGCTCCCGTAGCCCAACTGGTAGAGGCAAGGCACTTAAAATGCCTGCGTTGTCGGTTCGACTCCGACCGGGAGTATATGATAATATACCACAAAAATTGCTATGATGGGTATACTGCGGCCCACATAGTCAAAAAGAGGTTCCCTGAGTCTCGTATGATTCCATCTTCCTACGGGGACGATCTTCCGGAGGTATATCTCGGGGACACGGTGTATATAGTAGACTTTTCATTCCCGCCCGAAATGATAGAGGATCTTTGTAGAATGGCGGTGAATGTGTATGTCTACGATCACCATAAGTCAGCAATTGAAAGACTCGAGTACCTTAAAATAGATAATCTACACATGGTACTTGATGTGGATAGGAGCGGGGCTCAGATAACATGGGATGAGCTTTACCCGGATCAAGAGTACCCTGTATTAGTAGCTTACACCGCTGATAGGGATTTGTGGAAGTGGGAACTACCTAATAGCAAAGAGATCAATAGGTTCATAAGACTATTCAAAATGTCTGATTTCGAGGCTCTTGAGTGGAACCTTGAAAACCAATTATTTAACTGCGTTGCTACAGGGGCTATACTTTTAAGGCAGTCAGAAAAAGAAGTTGGATTTTCATGTAGAAACAGAAGGATACTGAATTGGGGTGAACATAAAGTATCTGTGCTAAATGCGTCTCACTACATATCTGAAACTGGGAACAGGCTAGCTTCTACAGACGAAGTGGACTTTGCAGCTATATGGTACATTAGATCAGATGGAATGGTTCAGTGGGGATTAAGGAGTGTAGGTGACAATGATGTTTCCTCTATAGCAAAAAAGCACGGCGGCGGCGGCCATAAAAATGCAGCCGGCTTCACACTAAGCTTGTGTCAATCTTTAGGACTAATAACAGATGTTACAAGGCGAGACGATTAGCACGGGGGCACCTAACCCGTGCCCGGAATGCAACTTGTTAATGAATTTCAAAGTCTGTGTTTCAAACGGAGGGTATTATGTTGGGACTCAGTGCAAGTGTGGGCCGTACTCAAGAGAGACTGGTTATTACTTGACGCACCAAGAGGCTGATAAAGCCCTTAAGAGATTAATGGACGGAGATAAAGAACCTTTAAGGAGTTAGTGATGACACCTGAAGAACTGGCCGACATCAAGGCGCGGCACGAGGACCAGCAACACGACACCGACCTCCCTATGTTCGACGACGTGTCTGCCCTCCTCACCTATGTGAAGGAGTTGAAGGGGAAGCGGCGACCAGCAGGGTTTGACTCGCTCATGAAGTTGCACCAGGAGACTACAGACAAACTCGCAGCCGCCGAGAAGGTGATCGAGTTGGGGGAGGGTCTACTGAACCGTCTGGAGGAATTGTGCGGATTTAACCCGACATGGGCGGACGAGATGGCCCTGTTCCGCGCATCGCTCGACGCCTACGACAAGCTGAAGGAGGAGAAGTGATGGACTCACGGGAAGCGCGAGACTTGATGGCTTCCAGACAGGAAGAGGAGAACCGCGAACTCAAAGCAGAAAACAATCGGCTGCGGGAGGCGTTGGCAGCCGCCGAGAAGGTGGTGGAGGCTGCGCGAGTTTACACGTCGGACTTCGAGTGTGACTTCTTCGCCGCCTACGACAAGCTGAAGGAGGAGAAGTGATTAGGACCATATGTATTTTCTGGACCCTATGTGCTATGTTAGTAATTGCTTCTAACATTGTGTTTAATGAACCTGACGTAATAACACGGTACGTTTACATTAAAGGTGAACCGCCACCCCCAGAGGTTATTGTTAAGAAGGAAATAGTATATCGTAATAAAGTCACAGAAGTCAAGGAACCTTCTCAGTGGCCTAAAGAAAAACTGAGCCCAGATAGCCGCTCACGGGTCATGAGTCTGATGGGCGAACTGGAAGATCGCCGCCGAATGTTCCTTCGTGGTGAGTCCGACCTTGACTCTCTTGCTAATTCTGATCTATCCAGAATCGAACGATCTAAATCCCTTTACCAATCATTGCTCGTCGAGTTCGGCGGTGATGAGGGTAAGCTCGCTGGTCTGCTTCTTGCCGTTGAAGAGCGATATATAAAGCGGATCAATAGGTGGCACAAAGGTATTACACCGGCTCCTGGATGCTGTGGTGATGACTTTGATGCCGTTGTCTACGACCTACTTCTGAGGAAATCATGAAAACCATCGCAGTATTGACTTTGCTCGCAGCATCAGGAATCGGGCAAAACACAACACTTAGTGGAAGTGGGCAGCAGTCCGGTCCAGGTGGTTCAATTACGTCTGTGGCTGTATCTGTAACTTTCCACGAAAACCCGGCAACTACTACTACTCCGAGTAGCCTATCTGTTATAGTCAATGTTGGAGGTTGCTCCGCTGCAATCAATATCCCTCTCACGAGGTCTCGTAACGGAATGAGGTATTACAAAGGTGAAGTGGAGGCTTGCGGCATGACCTTTGATGTATCTGCCCTACTTGGTCACGATCAAGGACCCATCTCAACTGTTACTTGGGGCAACGGAGGCAGTCTCGCAGGAAGTGCTGTAGTCAATTAACAGGACATAAGTCACGGGAGGGACCACGGTCCCTCCCACAAACAGCTATGAAATGTACCATATGTGGTCGTGAAGTAAAAGACGCTTTTATATGCGAAGACTGCCTGAAGCCTGAAGATGATTGAAATAAAAACTCACTTAGGTACTGCTCGAATAGTTGAGCATCACTCTGAATTACCTGATTTCAGTGGAGCGAGTGTACAGTATAAAGATATAGAATCGAAGAATGGGATGAAAGGTGGAGGCGGCACTAACGCATGGCAAGGGGATAGGGTCTGTGGTGTAGCTGTTACTGTGGACGATAGAGAGGGTGCGTGGTATGTACCTTACAGGCACACCGACCCACTAACAGAGAACTTACCTATAGAAAAGGTACTGCCATGGCTTGAGGAACACAATAGGATACCAGTATGGGTTAACCATAACATCAAATTTGACCAAGCGTTCCTTTACCACGACTCACCTAAACTGGAGTTCCCGGGCCAGATGATAGATACTGTGGTGATGGCCAAAATGGTGAACTCAGATAGGTGGTCACATGATCTAAAGCCGCTATGTAGGGAATGGCTAAAGTTGCCTATGGAGGAAGAACTTAAGGTCAAGAACTATTTAGTTGAGGTAGGTAAGCATAAGAAAATAATTAAAGCTAATTGGAGCTATTCAGACGTTCCAGCAGATATACTTGGAGAGTATGCATGTATAGATGTACTTGCTAACAGAGAGCTATATAAATATCTAAAGAACGAACTGCCTGAGGACTCCAAGAAGTGCTGGGAGACTGAGGTAAAACTTACGCCCGTACTATGGGACATGGAAAGGGACGGTCTTAGGGTAGACCCAGAAGAGGTAAAAGATGAGATAACTAAAGCCAACACCCATATGTTCTACATGGAGAACGCCCTCGTAAACGCTACAAAGCAGGAATATGTGGACTCAGCAAAACATCTGTACGACTTACTGTGCCTACAGGAAGGGCTCCCAGTTCTTGGAAGGACAGAAAAGGGGTCTCCATCGTTTAAGACTGAGGTACTGGAGAAATACCCTAACCTACCTGACCTGACCGATAGGCAGAAGGCACTCATAGACCTGATAGTTATGTACCGCGCCGAGAGGCACTTTAAGAGCCTATTCTTAGAATCCTACTCGGCCCTACAAGATTCTAATAATAGGATACACGCATCGTACAATCAACTTGTGAGAACAGGGAGGATGTCGGGTAAAAGACCTAACATGCAACAGCTCAATAAGAGAGCCAAGTCGCTTATAAAGCCGGACGAGGGTTGCTGGTTTGGGGACTGGGACGCCTCCCAGATTGAGTTCCGAATAATCATCCATTACATAAAAGACGCAGCGACAATAGCGCAATATAAGATAGACCCGTACACTGACGCACATAATTGGATGGCAGGGTTATGCCGTAGCGACAGACGGATAGCCAAAACCATGAACTTCCTAATTGCATACAGCGGAGGCAGGAAGTTAGCAATAGAGAAGCTATCTCCATTCCTTTCTGTATCGGGAGCTAATGAAGTATTTGACATATTTCATGACACTCTGCCAGGTGTGAAGATAGTAACTGATAATGCGTCAAGAATATGCAAAAGAAGAGGGTACGTCTATACTGCATTTGGTAGACGTAGGTATCTGCCTCCTAAAGCGTCTCATAAAGCGTTCAATACTGTAGTTCAGGGAACAGCTATGGACTACATAAAGACAAGGATGGTAGCTCTTAGTCCTCGATACAATGATAAGCTAAAGGGATGGGGGATTACACAGAGAGTTAATGTACACGATTCTCTTGTATTTAATGGGGACTGTATTCATCACCCTGAAGTCAGGGCACATATTGATTCAGTTCTACCTGTTCAAGAAGTAGATTTCAGGGTCCCCTTTGTGTGGGACTCAGGTTTTTCAGACAAAGATTGGGCTTCAGTTGGTCCGTTATGAATGAGACGCAATTCGGTAAAAAGTTGAAGGAAAGGCTAAAGGCCAACAAAGGGCTCGTATTCAAAATATGGGGCAATGCAATACAGGAGGCTGGGTGGCCTGACATATACATAGCCCTGCCTGGATGGCACGGATGGGCAGAACTAAAGGTAGGTAAGAATAAACTGTCGGCCCTACAGGCTAAGAGGCTTAGAGATTTAGCGGAAAGAGACATACCTTGCTGCGTATTGAGGGAAAATGGGTGGCCTAAAATGAAGGTGGAGAACGTAGGCGGTGATATAGTCCCGCTGCTGGAGGTACTAAGAAATGGGGTGCATTAATTCAAGTACAAGATTCGGTAACTGGTTCGGTAATATACACTTCAGTGGCCCGTGTAATAGGTCGTGCTACTTTTGTATAGGCCAGCATATGATGGAGTTAGACCCAATCAACAACCTTGGAGAATGGCCCCCTAAAAACCTGAGGGAGTTCATCAAGGCTTGTAGGGTCAATGGGGTCAAGGATGTTTACCTTACAGGTACTAACACAGACCCTATAATGTACGATAACCTGGAAGCTCTTACGAGCCTTCTGGCAGGGCACAGGTTTAAGGTGGGCGTTAGGACAAATGGCGCGTCTCACATACATAGATTAGAGTTCTTCGACAAAGCGTCAATCTCCATCCCGAGCTTTGACGTTGATATATACAGGAGCATGATGGGGTCTGGGGAGCCGCCTGATCTCAAAGACTTAAAGTGTAGGGACGTAAAGATCAATGTTGTTCTTGGGCCAGAAAATAAGAACAACGTATTCCAAACCATAAGGAAGATAGCGAGCTACGGGATATTAAAGGTAAACTTAAGAGAGCCTTACGGCCAACCAAATGTGGGGGACCCATTAAGAGATTACCTTCCTCTAAGACACACATACGGTATGCCTGTATATAGCATTTTTGGAGCAGAGGTAACTTATTGGGACGTGCATTACGCTGAAGTCAACAGCGTAAACCTATTCGCTGATGGCACCATCAGCGAGGATTATGCAATAACACGCAGATATAGTGGGTCTCTCCCACAAGAATCGTTCACTCATGGTAGAAAACGGGAGCAATGGCTATGAATTGTATTAAGTGTTTAGAGGATAAGAAAGACTTCTTATTCCCAGAAAACCAGATGCACGATAACGCTGTTTGCTACAGATGTATAGACGCAAAAATAGCTACAGAGGTGGAAGCTAAGGCCAAAGCAAAGGGTATGCCCAGGGTAAGCAGAATATCGGAACTATCTGAAGTATTTAAGGCTCTTATCAATAGTCCTGGATTGAGGTGCGAGGGAAAAGCCAACTTATACCTACTTCGGCTCTCAGAGTTGATACAAGAAATCAAGAGGGAGGGCGTGTAGTGCCAGTACCAGAATGGCTTAGTTATAGAGTTAAGGCCAAGAACTGGGAAGGGCAACCTTTCAGGTACGCAGAGATAAAGGAGGATGGAGTTAGGATAGCAGTGATTAAAAGGGATGGAGTGCTATCAGCTTGGGGAAGAAAGAATATAAATATGCTCGGCCCAGTTCTAAAATATCTAAAGAACGTGGACGGCATACCTGATAACTGTATGATCGACGGAGAGCTACTCGGAGATAGGTACATAGCCTTCGATTTAACTGTGCTAAACGGTAAAAGGATTTACTACCTATCGCACGAAGAGCAGAGATCCTTATTGAGAGAATATTGCACTCTCCCTACAGTAGTATCGGTTAAAGAAAAAACAGAGGAGCATATGAACCGATTGGTCAAAAAATATAATGCGGAAGGGCTTATGCTAAAGCAGAGTACCTTTGGCCCGTGGTTTAAGTTTAAGCCTACAAAAACCATGGACGCTATAGTAACAGACTTCAAATATGGTGAAGGTAGACACGCGCACAGACTCGGGGCGTTAGAAGTTTCCGTCTGGAAGGATAAAGCCTTAGTTCCTATCGCCAGCGTCGGGGGAGGGTTCACCGACGAGCAGAGAGATGCTATTACGCCAAAAGACGTAGGTAGGGTTCTGGAAGTTAGGTACGACTGCTTCCTTAAGAACCGACTGAGGTTCCCCCGCTTTATTAGGTGGAGGGATGATAAGCCGAGCGAAGAGTGCGAGTTCTCAGACTAAGGTATTAGCTTAACGAGGCAACCTACAGTAAGAGCAGACACAAATCCAAGTACCCATTTCAAGACAGTTGATTGGTGGCGCAACTCGGCTAATGATATCTTAATAGAATCGAGTTGCGCTATCTTTTTATTTAGCTCGGATTGACGTTCCTCTATCCTAATTAGACGTGACTCGTGGCCCTGTAAATAGTTAGCAGTTTCATGCGTCCTTTTCCTAAGGGACTCAAGCCACTGTTCGTTTGTCATTCGTTAACTATTTCCAAAACTTTGGAATCTAAGGGCCAATTCCTATCCGCCACTTCTTCGAGGACGGAATGAAGCTCCCTTATGGCTTGCTCAATCCTATCAAGTCTTTCTTCAATTGTCATCTTAGACGAACTCCCCATAAACCATAATAGTATGCTTGTCACTCGCAGAGCTACCTCCGCCAGTATTATCATGTTGTATAGAACACATACCAACAGGATCATCATCACCAACGATTGAAGCCAGGGGGGTGGCTAAGGTTCCTTGGGCTTCTATGTTAATATATGAGTTCGTGGACGTAGTGTTGCCTGTGGCAAGAACATGGTCGTTCAATCCAGAATGGGCCTGAGTAGCCCACGTTCTTATGCCTAAAGTCCACGTTGTAGTACCTGCCGTACTCCCAGATTTGCACCTACCGTAAGCAGCTAAAACCTTAAGTGTTTGGCCTGCTGGTATTACGAAGTTGGCGTCATTGTCAGTGGTGTTCAGATAAAGGCGAATCATCTGCCCGTCGCTGAAAGACCCACTTCTATAAGCTGAATGTGTGAAGCTCTTTCTCGCGGCTAATTCATCAATAGCATCGCTTACCAGAGCTGCCGTCAGACCAGACGTTGTATTAACATACCCTATAAGATCGGCACCCTTATTAGCATCGGCGGTAGTTAACTGTGATAACCTCGGTATACTCGTCGCGGCTGAGGCGTCTGCGGCGCTTTTTAAGGTTCCAGTAACGGAATCATATACGAGAGCGCTGGCTGTGTTCTTCCAAGACGAAGTAACTGTATCATAGTACCAAAGAGAACCCGCCCCTACTCCTGTCTCATCAAATACTATCTTAGCAGACGCTAAAGATATCCAATTACCACCACAATATGAGTATAGTATGCAAGTATCTTCAGAAAGAACAGTTAGGCCATTGATTGGTCTTATATACTTCCATACACCGCTTCGGTAAATAGCCAGCATATCATCCGAATCAGCCCACGCACCTGTGGCCCCTGATGGGACTAAATAGGTCGTCTCCTGTTGTGGTGTATTGGCAGGAGGAGAAGAAGTGGTAGCTGACACCACCGATAGAAACTTAGATCCGATTTCGTAGGGTTGCATTAGGCTTTAACGTAGTCAAGAACAAACCTGCAGGTATAGTTAGTCGGGCTACTAAGGGTAGTGGTTATTGTGACGTTTGTGCCATCAACCTTTATAGATGAATCGCTGTCCGGCACTGTCCAGTATTCCACCGGCGAAGCGTCTGTATCATAGATAACAGCGTCCCTAACACCTGCGTAAAATTCGCTTGCGTGCAAGGTTACGCTATGGGCTTGAGTAGATGTCCCACCCGTAAGAACCTTATAAAAGGCTTTAGCATAAATCTTTAGACCACCAGGGCTGTAGCGCCCTGTAAAGTATTCGACTCCGCTTGCGGCCCATAAAGGTGCGTTCAATGAGTGCCAAGCTAATCCAGCCGTCTCTGTCGAACCTGAGAACATAACAGCGCCCTGTAGAGCATCCTGCGCCGAAGACCCTCCAGTGTCATGATTAATTCCTACTAGGCCGTCGTGGGGAGTAATCTTAACCCATCCTTGGTAATAAAACGCTATATCATTCTCTGCATATCCTGCCCAATCGCCGGCCCCAGTTCCAGACAGTACATGGGCATCTCCGTCCGAGGGAGACAGAGCAGAAGGATTAGTCAATCTCTTGAAAGTTATGAACTGTAAAGCCCCTGCTTGTTCGAGAGCCAAAAACAGAGTATTGGCAGCAGTTTCGGCGTTAGCCTGATCCAGAGTTAATAGATTAATACCGAAAAGTGGTGATGGTGTAGCCATTATACCGAAAGCTCCCCTGAGTCTTTTCCTCTTCCGACCGCACCTATCTGGTACGCGTGAAAATAAACAGTATTACCAGGGGTAAGCCCATCCGAAGTTTGTTGGGCTGCTGTATAGGTGAGCGGGGCTGTACCTGTCGCTATAATGGTTCTCACCACAGACCCCCCTGTCCCTGATAGTAAATCAAACTCATACTGATCTAATGTGTCAGACTCAAGTGGACGAGTTGATGCTATACCCCTATTTATATACCTGGTTCTTCTCTCAAACGTCACAGTTAGGTTATTTGACGAATCCCTTACGCCAGAAAGGATAGTTGGAGGGAACGGGAAGTTAGACCTACCGTATATAGTGATAGTTGGGGGGGCTGGAACTGAGGATATCGACTGCCCTGCCGACAGGACCTTGTAATCTACAGTTAGTGCTGACGTTCCAATCTCAAAGAAATCGAACCCTAAGCTATCCGTTAAAGTAAACCTTTCCTGAGATATATGTGAATCTATGGCGCTCTCCGTGCCTCTTTGCCCACGGAGAAAATCAGATAATGTGTAATTATTATTGCCGTTATCTACGACAGTCAAAAAGGAACAAATCTCACCGCCTATGGCACATAAGTTACCTCCCTCGTACAACTCATCGAGAGTAATTGACGCTACAGCCCCGTGTATCATGGTAATATCTACAGTGGACACTTGGTCTAATACACCCGGTGAAGCCCCTCCGGTTAAGGCTGTGGTAGTTATGCCTCCAGGTGTCTCCCATTGAACGTTTCTCCAGAAACTGTATGAGGTCTGCCCTGGGAGCATGTGATGTATCTGAGCCCCATTCCATGTAGCGTTCCTATCTGACAGTGCTACACCGAGGTAAGCCCCGCGAGATAATACATGCTGATTCTTAAGTGGGGCTAAGTCCACAACAGTCATCAAACCAAGAGGAGGAGGGGACCCTGTTTGTGGAGTTTCGCCAGCTCCTGGTGAGTCTGTGCTGCATAATTGAGTAGAGAATGGGGCGGCATCCTCAACTATCCCATCTATCTCAATCCACCCATCATCTCCCCGAGTAACTGATAGCAGGTAAACACTAACAGCGGCTGTCTGGGAATCTGTCTCTAGGTTAAACGTTACTGTGTCAGTTGGTAGTAAATCGTAGTATCTGGCTGGTATCCTTGAGCGGAACTTTCTGGAATTAGCCCAGGATGACCATAATATTCTTCTCGCTCTACACTGAGCATCTGAAGAAGACATGGCGACTCTTAGATCAATAGTTGTGACACCTCTGTCGTCTGTCCCGGATTTCCTATAGGATTGAGTTCCTCGCTGTAGGTCAAAATCAACGTCTGAGTATTTAACCTCCACCCTATTTGGTAAGGCACTCTTTGGTGTGTCTTCAAACTCCCCAGGGACTGAACCCTTCTGAGTTCCCATCCTATCTATTGATATAGCAGATGATGACGACGCTGATCTTAACCCAAATACAAGAGTACCGTTATCTTCTTGTATAGATAAGTTATACGCTACCAACAGCGGCTGGATAAGTTCCTTAGGGGCCTGCGCGCCTAACGTAGAGTACCCCTCCATGGTAATTCCAGTTAAGGCGGAAGTGTCATACTCAGAGGAGGAGAACCCGGATAGGTCCATAACTTCTCCAACTGTGGACGCTACTGATTTAGAGGATTCCTCTACAACCTCAATGGAAAACGTGGGAATCCTATTCCCGAACTCTGTTAAATCCATCTGCTCAAATACTACATACGCTTTACCCATAAAAGCAGGGACAGGGCCAGCCTCTTCTGTGGCTATAATTGGGTCCACAGATTGAGTAGCTGTGGTAGGAAATATTCTCTGCGCCCCGGAATAGATAGTTACAGAAGATGCAAGACCTAAATTTATATCTAATAACTCTTGCGACAATATAACAGTCTGCCCTAATCCACCAGTGGCATGGGAAACGTATGGGTTTGGGAAAGTATTAGATACTATTGTGAGGTCTAATCTGTTGGCGCTTGAGTCTATGCAAGTCCACCCATCTGCGGGGCCTCCAGATGTATTATTTCCTGCTTGGGCGCCAGTAAATCCGGATATAGTTACCTCGTCACCTGACCTAAAGTTGCTTAAGTCAGTAGACGACGATTCTAATCTTAGATAGACATATGGCGTAGGAATAGTTGCCCCTCCTATCGGGGGTATAAAGGCTATAGTAGCTTCTATATCTGTTCCTGTCACAGTGATAGTGGTAAGTGAAGGGACGCTGGGATCAGCCCATATCAACTTTCCATCGGCCCATATTCTCTTAAACGACTCTATAGGCCCACGAGAAGCATCGCAAGCCTCCACCGCAAGGCTTGTAGTATATGTGTAGTTAATGACTTCTGGACCTGATGGAGCTTTGCCCCCAGATGAGTTCTCTGTCTCTATTAACTCTCCTGCCCATATAATATCACCCCTAATTCTATTGTTCTCACCAAAGCAGAGGTGTCGTGGCGCACCCTCGGCAGCAGTAGTTATCTCAAGGTCATCTACCTTCTGACCTTCCAGGGGCTCTTTAGGGAAGAGCGCAGGCATGATTAGGTAGTTATCAAGAGCAGACGCAGCTATAGATGCTAATGCGAGAGCACCAAATGTTGCTGCGCTTGCCCCTCCAGCGGTTAATCCAGCACCGACAAGTCCTACTGCTACTGTTGCCATTCTTTTAGCATCCACATAGAAGAAGTCCTACGCTCCCAGATTCCTGGGAATATGACTTCTTTAACCTTAAATAGTTTATTAGTTTGAGAGGGGTAATTCATAGCATGAACAAGGGTATCCTTAGAGGTAAGGATTCCCATGTGGGAAGGATGAGAGTCTCTCCCAAGGGTCATCAAAACTACATTCCCCGGCTGCTTATCTTCAGTTCTAATAAACCCATATGACTCTAATACTGGTATTAACCGATCTTCATCTCCAGGGACACGGCTATAGTGAAGTATATCGTTCACAACCATACCCGACGCCTGGAAAGAGCATACTACTACACCTATACAGTCTATTGCTACGCCTGGGTTCCTACCCGCATGGCTCCATGGAGTTCCCACGGTTTTACGAGCAGAATTAACTACATCCGTTCTCGATATCATGTCCTGCTTGGAGTCCTAAACAACCTATCCGTTCCAGGCATAAACGGATCTCCACCGAATTGGGCAGAATTTGAGAACTTAGTATTACATCCATGGGTTGTGGATATCCCTTTATCACACCCAGGAGAAATATCAAACTCATCATCCTCAGCTATATCGAATGGAACTGATGTTTGAAGCGTAATCTGTCTTGTAGCTTCAACATAATCTTGTACTTCAGACTCTACTCCAGCATTAGCACCTGTTTTCCAAACTATAAGTCCAAGATTATAATAGTCATCTCCAGGGCCGCTGCTTATATCATTAATATTGGCCCTAAAATCAGATCTGGAAGTTATGGTAGATGAGACCCGAACGTCGAACACAGTTAGAGACGGTAAATCTACACCACATTTCATCTCAACGCCTGAAACTACGCTCGATTCACCTAAGTCATGTGGGCAGGATCTTGTGTGTGAATAACCAACCTTGGGTTTAGCTTTACTCGTCAATCCTGTTAGTTCAGCTTCCCATATCTCGCCAGTGAACTTAAGCCCAGAGATCAGGTAATCACTCTTGCTAATAGGACCAAATTCAGGCACGCGCCAATCAACAAATAAGTGTTGGATAGTGGCATCCTCATAAAGCCCAGCATAGATATCTGTGTCTGTAATGAGGTCAGAAGATAAAAACCCAGCGAGAGTAAGGTTTTCGTCTTTCATTGTCGTTTGGCGTTGCCTTGCGCTTTGATCAAACCCTCCAGGCACGAAGAGGTATGGATACCCAGCGATCTCTATCTTTTCATTAAAGTCAGTTAATGAATACGATATACCATCTTTACGCCTCACTGTCCAACAATTGCAATGGTGGTGCCCCGACGCTGCTAAAGCGTCCTTCAAAGGCTTTCCGAGTGTCAAAGGCACTACAAATTACTCCCACGGCTTCATTAGACGGTTGGACAAGTTCTGGAACATCTACGCTTTCGCCCTCATCATACCACTGTGATAATAGCGGTAGATCAGTCATGGCTTTTTGTATTGGCCTTCTCATACGAGAAGGGAGAGCCTTTACCTGTGATCTTGTGTTCTCTGATATAGAGTTAGTGTCCTTATATTCGCACGCTATTCTACATTTCAGCTTGAACGTCCACAGGTCCTCGTCAAGTTCTTTCCTTAGATCAGGTGTCAACTCACCGTGTTTCTCTATTAACTGTTCTTTGAGATTATCAGCTATCTGGTAGATAACGGCTGACTCCCTGACGAGTGTATGTATGGCTTGCTCTGTCTCTTCGGCGTCTATTGAGGTCTTCTTTAACTTGAAAGGGTCTTCCTCCTTAGCGAGAACAGTGTCTATTTCCTCGTAGGTTACTGCGGCTCTCTTTAATGCAGAAATACGCGACCTTAGTTCGAGTAGAGATTGCTTATAGCAACCCCACAGAGTTCCGCCGTTGCGGACAATCATAAACGCACCTATCTGGACATTATCATGTCCAGGGTGGCAATCACTTAGCAGTTCATTTATAGACGACATTATGGAGGTGTTACCGAGCAGGAAGTATTATTGATTCGATCGTGAGCGACTGGTAGGTCAGGGAGTGAAGCGTCCCAAGTATTTCCAGATGGGTTATACGATTGTGCGTCAGTTATAGTAGGAGGGTAGGCTCCGCTCAATCCTGTTACAGTGCCACCTCCGTAGTGTAAAAGGGAATCTCCACACCCACCAAACCCACCTTGGTAAGACCTGGAAAACGGTGACACTGTTTCAGCGCCAAACGTATTTGAGGACATATCATAGGAGGTGTGGTCATTTCTTGGGGAAGATGGAGTATTGACATACCCTCCTACCATATACATTACTCTGGAGTCTCTTGCGCTACCCATTTCCCTTACGCCAGTAGCAGCCGCGTCAGTTGCTAAAGTGGCCCAAGTGTCAGTGGCTACAGTATAAGAGTAGACTGTTTTAATAGAAGCGCCGAGAGGCGTGAAGGCTGAAGTTACCTCATGTCCTCCATAGACATAGATAATCCCTGTACCTGGATCTTCGTGGCATATGCCGCCGAGACATTGAGCGGCTGGGGAATTAGTTCCGTCTGTCCAGGTTTGTAGAGATGTGTCATATGTATTAGCTATCATGGAGGGAGTCCCTCCTGTCAACTTACCGAATAGAACATAATCTGAGCCCTCTCCGGCGGCTTGTTCTTTTCTCTGGGCGGAGGATAACTCAGTTTCAGTAGTCCATACTTCGGGGAACATACTATAGCTCAAAAACTTCTTATGCGACCATGTGTACTGCCCCGAGCCGTTCATGTATATCTTAGTGCCAACGGACGCAGCCTGCATATGAAGACCGGCGCCAACAGCCGTTGTGGGTGATCCAAGCCTTTGACTCCATGCATCAGCATTGTGATCGTAAGATACATTATTACCGCCTCCAGCTTGGCGACCCCCTACAAAATGTCCATATCTCGTTGGGAGTGCATTTGTAGCTTCGTCCCTGACAGGCAGCGTCTTAAAACTCCAATCAGTTACCCCAGGACCTTTAATGCAGATTATACACTTATCTACAGCGACGGAGTTAGAGTTCACATTAAATGAGTTTGACCCTACGTTTCTAATATATACTCTGCACCCAGCTTCAACACTATTGCTTAACGTGATATCGCTGCCACCAGTGGTGTCGGATATACTCATCCATTTAGCGTCCAGTTCGCTAAGTGACACATCTCCAGTGATAATGCGATATTCAGAACCTCCCCAATACATTTAAATGGCCGTCCATTCTTTGTTACCGGAAGAGTCTAACGTCAAAGACAGTATTGCCGTGTCCCCCAATGTACCTGACAGTGTTGTAACAGTAGAGCCGCCGTAATCTTTTATCTCAAGTGCATTAGTGGCGTGGTCGTTAGTTATATAAAACAAAGCAGGCCCAGTATGCAGTGTAGTAGTGTCAGGTAGGATAGCATCAATAGAAGTGGAAGGGGTAACCCTTACTGCTTGTCCAGAAGATAAGCTCACCTGGAAGTTGGCTCCGAGTGTACCGTGATTTATAGCTCCACCGCCAAAGTAAAAGTCGGCTGGGATTGGGTCTGGATTCAGTATTTCAACAAGAGGTATAGACCCGAGAGTACCTGAATCATATGCGTCATAACTTAAGCTTAAAAGAGTATCCAATTCCTCTCCGAAAGCCACTGGAACGTCAAAATTATAACCGCATTTTACATCGTTACTCACCCCTGGAGCAGTAGTAAATGTTATGATGCCAGTTGTATAATCGACTGTGAAGTGTGTTGATTCGACCTGCGCCACGCCACCTATATCGTCTACCAGGACTGGGAACTCTGAGTCCAGCTTGGTGATGTTCCTGCTCTCCGTGTAAGTTCCGTCTGTATAAGTTTTCTTGATCTGAAACTTAGTTTCGGAGTTATCACCTACACCTATTAGCTGGTCTGTTTTAGCTCGATCACCTATATGATCTGATGCTGACGTAAAATCTGACCAATCCTTGAACCTAAACTCATTTAGAGGCCCTCCTCTAAGCATGTAGAAATCTCTAACAGCCAATAAGTCGGATAAAGAAGATATTCCCTTTGATACGTCGTACCTCCTTAGAGACCTGCTCCATCTTGCAGATGCCTCCCTCTCTCCTGAGGGTAATTCAAGGACACGGACATTTCGGGAAACAGCAAACCTCGACCTGAAGGCTATAGCTTTATCGAACCTTACTTCATGGAATGCCATTATCTTAACCAACTCCTAACGACTTGCGAACTGTTTCGGTTATTTGCCTCTCGCTCTTCTTGAAAGACTCTGAGTTAGGGGTCTGTATATTTATAACTATCGGGCCTCCCGTTCCACCGAAGAAAGAGGTAGATTGTAACTGCCCAGCAAGCCCACCCCCTAATGGCGGGGAGCCCAAACCACTGGTGGGGGAGTTAAGGACCCCTGGTCCCGGTCCTACAAAGGAATTACCTTGTGGTATACTGGCGAATCCAGGTGTGGGTCTTGTGGTGGGAGTAAAGAGGTCTCCGAATACCTGGTCGAAGGCAGTCCTTAATATCAGTTGGTTTATCTGAGTGATGAGCCCTCTGACAAAGTTCTCAAGAGCGTCCTTGAGAGAATCTACACCATCAGTCAATTCCGAGAAGAAATTAGTGAATGAATCAGAAAGAGTAGAGGACAGATTCTCTGCGAACTGTGCCGACTGTTCTATAAGTTTAGCTCTCTCTCTTTCTGCTTCGTTTAATTTCAGTGCAACAGCTAAAGTTTCGTACTCATTCTTAAGAAGGGGCCGATCTAAAGACTGTCGTATCTTGAGAAGTTTCTGCTCAGCTTGCCCGGCACCCTCATTTGCGAGGGCTAATCTTTCTGTCTCTTCAGTGATCTTGTGAAGCTCATCCAAATAGTCTTGAGCATTTCTGTGCATTCTTTCTATAAATTGTGAGTTCTGTCCCTGAGCAAACTTAGACATATCCTCTATGAACGCGTCTAATCTCCCATCCTTTAGCATGGAATTGAGAGTGAAAAGCTTTTGCAATGTCTTCTCTGGGGAAAGCTCGTGTATATCTTCGTCGGTTAGTATCTGAAAGAACTTGATAAGTTCTTTTGACTTATCAATAGCTCCTTGAAGGTCTGATACTAACCCCCTCCTTCGTTTTCTAAGCGGTTGAGCTTTTCGAACGAGATCCAACGAGCCAGATGGAAGCAGCTCTCCTCCTGAGAATTTTGTATTGGCTTGTTTATTATCTATCTCCCTTATTTCATCGTTTATTTTCCTTAGAGCCTCAAGGAGAGCAGATAGTGCAATTTCGCTCTTATGGACCTGAAACGCAAGTTGATGCTTGATTACAGGGTTTTCCTTGGTGGAAGATAATATCTTCTCAATATTGGATAAAGATTCCGAACCTTCCACGACCTCCTGGAGTTTAGGTGTTTTCTTTTCAAACTTATCCAACAACAAAATAACGCCAGCTATAGCAGACGCCATTAATCCAAAAGGATTAGCTTTTACAGCTGTGTTGAACCCGAGCATGGCAAGGGTTGCGCCCTTGAGACCTATCACCAAAGCCCCAAAAAATGCGAGTAGCTTCAATCCAAGCAGTATAGATAGTTGCAGAACGAGGAACTTAACCACATCTGCGACAGACTTAGCTGCGTCGCTAACCTTGTCTAAAGTTCCGGGCACGTTTGCAATAGCACGGAAAACTTGAGTAGTAAACTCCGCTACGTCCTTCAAGTTCCCTGCGAGGCCCGCCTGACCTAATGCTACATTTACCCCTTCGAGGGATGACCTTAACCGCCTTAATGAACCACCTAACCCGCTTTCTTGAACCTTAGCAACTCTTTCCGCTTCTTTTCTAGCAGTAACAGTGGCTTTGATGAGTTTTTTATAGTGCCCTACATTATTAACAAGAACCAGAGCAGCAGCCAGCTGTCTTTTCCTGAAGATTTGAGTAGCCTGAGTAGCATCTAATTGCTTATTATTGAACTTCTGTAAAACATCTACGAAGTTATTAGTGGCGGGAGATACCTCAGCTACGCTAAGACCTAATGCCCTAATTCCATCCGCTGCTTTAGGTGTTACGTCGATTAGAGAAGCTATGATACCTCTAAGCGCAGTTCCACCTCTGGACGCCTTAATACCTGCATCAGCAAGTACGCCAGCTGCAGCAGATAATTCTTCAAATTTAACTCCCGCTGCCGCAGCGAATGCACCAGCAAAAGATAGTGTTATCCCAATCTCAGATACAGTAGTTTTGGTTCTATTAGCTGTTGCTACTAAAATATCAGCAACGCGTGATGTTTCTGAAACATCTAAGTTGAACTGCCTAACAGCAGAAATGGCTATATCCGCAGATTCTTTAACAGATATAAAACCCGCAGAAGCCAGATGCAGAATACCCTTTAGACCCGCTATGCTGCCTTCGACCCCTAAACCCGCACGGGCGAGGATACTAAAGCCTTCTGCTACTTGACCTGCTGTGAACCTTGTGGTTACGCCTAACTGTTGGACAGTTAGTGTGGCTCTCTCGAATTGAGAAGGGAGGGCAGAGGTGATAGCCTTCACCTCCAACATTCTATCGGAGAATGTAGTCAGGTTCTTAATGGATGCCCTAATTAAGTGGAACCCAACAAAAGACGCCCCAAAACTACGCATACTACTTGAGAAACGGGAAGTTGCTGAAGTCAGCCCCCTGACCGCTGTGGTAGTCTGCCTTGTCGAGCTATTGACTTTGCCTATTACGCGAAGGAACCCCTTTGCGTCGGCTACGATCTTTAGGTTAACGTCTTGCTGAGGCATTATTGATCTTGTCTAAGAACGCTGCGTCTAAGTGAGTGAGATAGAATAAGTAGGAGTCTCTTAGTTCTTGGTCAGTTATTCCCTTAATATCCATCCAGGCTGCTATCTCTGCCACAGGTATTGCCCTTGCACCATTCATGCCCTCAAGCCGTCTCAAAGAAAGCTCGCTGAACGCCTGGAAGAACATACGCTCCACTATATTGAGCCTCGGTCTGTTGTCCCAAGCTGGGGTTGACTCTCCAGCGAGATTTCTTTGAATTGATATCCTCTTGAGGTCTTTTAGTTTATCTCCCCACTCTATATTCCAGAGGAGATACTTTCTTAGTTTCCCTCCGCAGACACTCTGTATCTATCTGTAGCCTGGGACTCAGAGATCACGGCTTGATAGAAATCCTGATGCCCAGCATCAGTTAATACGTCGAGACCTGCTTCGGGGGTATACTCAATCGCCTCCCCGTTATCATCCTCAAAACCTTCCCACCCTAACAAGATAGCTCTTGACATTGCAGTTTTAACAAGCAAGGCAAATCCTTCTTCGCTATCATTGGCATCAGGGTTCTCTTGCAGAAGGACTAATAGCTCTTTTTGGTACTGTGTGTTATTAGTCTTCGCAACGAGGAGCTTGCCGCCCTCATAGTCAACCCAACGACCGCGCTCAGAAAGTTCAGGATCACAACGGAGAGACGAAAGTTTAACCATCTTATTATGACTTCTTAGAGATTTTAATTGTGTCGCCAGTGGTGGAGTCAGTAAACGCTGTGAACTCCATCTCTGCGATAATATCGGTGTTAATTCCACCAGCGACACGCTGGCCGGACGTATACTTCAGGGCTGGGATAGAGATTGTGTAAATCTGACCCGCAGCGTCTTGTGCAACAACTAAGAGATTGGACTCTGTTTGGTTGATATATTGATTGAAATAAGCCTCGCTATTAAAATACAGTTGCACGGAGCCTGTTAGATCAATAGTCCCAGACCCGAGAGATGACGCACCAAGAGTCCCGATTTCATTTCTGGCTCTGATGTTATTCGCCATAGTGAAAGAGACTTGGGTTAAGCCTGTTAGCTTGGCCCCATTCTCATAAACTCCGTCAATAACATCAACCCCGTTCCAGATTTCATCTGACGTTGCAGGCGCGTATGTAGGAGAGCCTGAAAACCCTGTTGAGGTTGCATCACTTCCAAGTAAAGAGAAGCTACCCGTAACTATGGACCCAGGTTCAATGGTCATGGTGATGTCGTCCACGGCCATATCTTTGAAATGCTCCACCACTGTAGACGCATATTGTCTCTCAATCTCAAAATAGGTGAATGCAGTCCCGTTAGAGATAGTTTCAGATGATGTGTGATGCACAATAGTCGTGGATGCGACAGTTTCAAGGACCGTTGCCTCATGAGTGGTGATAACTGTATCAGTGGCCTTTACGACAATAAATGTGCCGGTATTCAAAGTCCCTGTTACAGTTAAGATATCTCCAGGCTTTGGTGTATTGTCCCAGGTACTTGACCCGATGGTAATAGTTCCTGGAGTGGATGCACTAAAAGTACAGCTTGTTGAGGATTGTGGATCACTTGCATCGTGAGTAAAAGCAGCATCTGAGAATAACGCTGACTCTAAAAACTCATCGAAGGCGTCTGACGACCACTCAAAATCAATACTACCAGAAGCGCCTACACTTGTCCTAATTAAACCAGACCGCTCTCTATCAGACCTTAGTTCGTCTGAGACAGCCGTCTCTGTATCTTTTTTTAGGCTCTCCCCAGTCAAGCGAAGTATCTGGACTGTGGGTGAACTGGAATGATAACTACCGAAGCCGCTCTGTTTCTTGTAGGAAACCTGAGTGGTTCCCGCATCATATGGGCCTGCCATTTAAACTACCTCATCAAAGTAGAAGGGACAACTTACGTTCATTTGCCACCACCCATCAGTAACACCCACTTGGGTGAAATACGGAGTCTGATAAGTGACACTGGCAACCGTAACGGCCCGAAACGCTGCCTTAATAATATCAGCTAATTGAATCCCATCTTGAGTCCCTGATTCTACAGGAACAAATATCTGGGCAATAGCTAAACCTGGATGCCTGAATCTTCCCGAACTGGCCCCACTGAAAGATACTTGAGAAGCGACAGCCTGTCTTACACTCCACCGAACCCAGATGGTGTCTACAGGAGGATCGCCTGGAAAGTTATCGTATATTGTAGCTACACTTTGGGTGTCTGCTACTTGTGTTTTGAACCGAGAATTTACGGCGTTATGTGTAGTTTCCCAGCTCATTTTATCTCTGATATTTAGCGATTATGGCGTTAAATGTTAACCCTACCATGCCATTAGGTGCTTGCTTGGAGTGACCATCTTCGAGCTTGTCTATGTACGGGACATTGTTTTCTATGATAAGGTCCGCGAACCTTGGGGCAGCTTTTATCAAACTTACACCCGAGTTTATGGTCGGCGCTCCATCTTTGTCTGTTTTGCTTAGATCGTAGGCACCATCGGCGTTGTTTAGGGAAACATGCCAATTACCGCGAGCGGCACCCGTATCAACAGGTGTCAAGGGGACTACCCAGGTAATTGCGTCGATGGCTACGTTTTTTTGCGTATTGGCGCCGTGTTCAGTGACAAGTCTTTCAAACTTGCCCATTTCGGCAATCCACTCTTTTATATTCCGTACTTGTGCCATTACGCCCTAAATATCCTCGAAGACCCGAGAATAAACTGAGACAGAACGCCGTCAACCTCGGGATAAACAGGAAGAGTCCCTTGTCCTCCATAATATTCTATCTCTGATTCAACTGGACCGGCCTTGCTTACCTTCTTCTTAACACCTGAATTGACAGCTGAGATATCAGTGAATAGGGAAGTAGTCTCCGATCCTGCTTTAAGTGCTAAGATAGCTGTGGCTTGGCGAATGGGTAGGGGGACCACATTAGTTTCCCAGGCATATCCATCTGAGTCTACCACATTGTATCGTGGCCAACTCAAAGTCATATCCCTGTTAATGCGCTCCCCCATCCACCTACTCTTATACACTCTTTCGAGATAATCTGTGGCTTCAATGATGGCTACTTCTTTGTCTGAGACTGCCGCCCAAGATGCGGACGTTTCCCTATCGTCATGGTAAGCCGTGACGTTAACGGTAGTATCATAGGCATTCGCAGTAGAAGACCCTGAACCAGTCTCAACAATTAAAGTAGCCATTAGTCTTAAACCTCAGAAATGCGACACATCAGACGCGGATCAAGTACACGAGTAGCATAGAGAACATCAAGAGCAACATGAACCTCGGAACTATTACCGACATAATACATGCGGCTACGGATGGACAACCCAGTACGCGGGTCAGCAACAGAGGCGACACGAGCCCCGAGGCTATTGGGGAGAGCCATCGGGAGAGGGGCCATAGCAAGAGCTAAGGCATTTCTGTGGTGAGCAAAGTGAATCTTCTTGCCAGTCGGAGCCTGACTAAATGTCACAACTTCCGCTGCAACAGAGTCAGCCTTTAATGGCGGCTCAAAAGAAACCGTACAGTCTGCAGCGCCAGTGACATCAGCCGTAACAACATAACCTTGTCCAGCCACACCGGACGTAGCTAAGGACATGATATCACCCTTCTGAATAGTTCCACCAGGAGTAGAGGTTCCATCCAAACGGATAGAAGTATCCCCCTTCACAGCGGGTGAAGCGGAGTCAACATCATAATCTCCAGTGATAGCACTGGAAATAGTGTGAGTAGACCCTGCGTTTTGGTTTGCAAAGAAGTTAAACCCAAACCGCTGTCCCATGGCTCCACGAACTTGCGAGCTAACACCTAAGTCACCCGAACCGGCGTGCTGGGTGAATGCCGAGTCCTTTAAGATATCGGCCTGCAAAGTACCGTTAACCATAAAGAACAGATTGTCGGTGTCATCCATGGGGACTTGGGCGTCAAACATAGCCTCATGAACATTAACAACTTCTACCACACCAAAATCACCGGAAACCGATCCGGCTGTAACAGCCATCCCTGTTGAAGCTGTGGTAACAAGAGCGGCGTCGATGTTATTGGCTAAAGCATAAGCAGCAGGACGGATATGATCCTGAATGATGCGATCTTCAGAAATCGCAAGATCCTTGTCCGTTAACTTAAACTTAACCTCCTTCCACTGATCCAAAGTCATGTTGACTGTTTCAGTCTTCACATCTTCGGCAGTAGCTGGGGCTGAATTAACCTCAAAGGTGCCTGGGCGGCGGATGCTGACAATATCACCAGCTTCCGCTGACTTTCGTTCAGCATCAAAGCCCATGTGGACAGTATTTGCTAAACCGAGCGCATTTTCAAGCTGAACAAGAGCTTCCTGCGCGTAGAAAATAGGGTTATAAACGCCGAGTTCTGAAGCCATTTTAGACCTTTACGTTAAAAGTTACTGCGAGGGGCTTTCCCAAGGATTGCCACCGACCATACGCAGAGGTCTACCCGACTTCCCTGCTGCTTCTCTTGCTGCGCGATATTGTGTCGGATCTAACATTTGATCCGAACTTAACACAACCGCACCTGAGTTACCATGACTAGGATTAGAATCAGTACCAGTGTTTGCGCCCGAAGCATCAGTACCGGAAAAACAAGGGGCGAATGTCTCCTCATTCTTCATAATGTCGCCAACATATTCGTCAAATCCCATGTCGCCATGTTGACCTTGTTTGTTAGTAGGGATTGTAATTCCATCATCCCCGAAAATCTTCACAGAAAAACCTAATTCGTCCTCAACCAGTTTGGCCTTGCTAACCAAATGTGGCAAAAGCAGTTTAACTGACCCAGAATGCTTATTTAGAGCCGCTGTGGCCTCAGCATCAATATGAGCCTTAGTGAGATTAGAAACTAAGAAAGCCTCTCTATCCCCGGCTTTCTTTTGGGCCTTATCAAGTTTATTCTGGAGGGACTTCTTCTCTGACGCGATCCTTTCATTGACCTTATCGTCAGGGGTCCAATCCTTCATCTTATCAACCTTAGAGTGGGACTCTAAAAGGTCTTCGATATTATTGTCCCCAAGCTTTTCCCTGTAGGAAGCTACAGTGGTTCTTAAAGAAGAACGCTCTTCCTTGACTTCACCGAGAACCTTCTTCAGCCCAGCCGTATCGTCTAAGCCAAACCCACCAACAGCCTGAACTTGAAGCACATAAGTGCCATCATCTTCAGAATAATGGGATTGCATATCAGAGGAAAGCTGCCCGTATTCTTCTGAGTTAATCTTAGCTTTAATCATTTTCAACAAACCTGATACTTAACGTAACCTTCAACTGAAACGGATTGTGATACCTCAAGAATAATTCCATACCCTGCCACTGAGGAACTTATAGAACACAGACCGAGACCACCAGCTATATTTCCAGTAAGTTTTTCGGAGTATCTCTTTTCATCGAAATTCGACAATGATCCTACATCATCTCCGAACCCTAATTCAATCGTACCGCCACCAGTTCCTAAGGAGATTCTGAATTGAAGAATCTCTAACCTATCCTCGGCACCTACATCTGACGAGTTTAACAGGAACACTGATGTACCACCCGTAAAAGAGTGGTTACTTATATGGATATCGCTGTTATTGTATACGGTAATTGACATTCTACTACTCGAAGATAGAGTTGTGTATGGACGCGAAACCTTGGGTAAAGCTCAAATTAGGGTTAGACGATGCTATATCGTGTGTCATATCACCTCGGGATACACCCTCTACTGTCATAACTAAATTAGGGGAATCAGTCAATCCAGAAGATGTACCTTTTATAGTCAAAGTCCCAGGAGATGTTGGATAAACGGCAGATAATGCTGCCACTCCTTCAGTAGAGGACTTTGATAAGGTGCCCGATAAAGTACCGTCTCCACTAACCACTGATACAGACATTGACCTTGAATAAGACTCGTCAATCGACTCTTCTGAGTCTAAAGCCTGGAGGGTGAATAGTACACCTTCTCCGACCTTAACTGTCAGGGTCGTTACATCTGGGGAAAACTTAACGTTTGTAGCTACGCCCATTATTCCTTTAGGTCCAATCCAAATACCACTATATCATCACCCATATATACAGGCTCAACAGATAGTATTTTATACTCAACACCACCGAGAGTAAGAGTGTCTCCTACTCTCGGAGAATTAACTTGAACATACTGAACGTATGTTTTTAAGTCGGCAACCCTAACTGCGTTGTCCCCTAACTTCTCTAACTCAAAAGGAGTCGGGGGCGTTACCTTAACAGACACGGATGTTCCAGGAGTTACAGTAACGGCACCTGTTGCTGGATTTCCTGCTTTTGTCTGTGGAGTGAATGTAGCAGAAACACCCAAATCAACTAAGAGCGAAGTAACATCGGTTTGTAGATCTGTGCCTATAGACATTAGATAGTACCGATCCGAGTATCCAAAGGAGAGTTTCTATTAGGGGAATCGGTTGGCTGTTCTTTCTTGGATTGCTCCATAACAGCATCAATATCCATTTCAGAAGATACCACCTGTCTCCTGACGAGTTCCTGCAAGTATGTCTTTTGATCTATGTCGCCTCTCGACCTTGCTGCATCGAGAGCCCTCATATCCTGCTCAGCCTTAAAGCTAAGACCGAACTCGTTAAACACATCTACAGAGAAATCCTCTGGGATAATCTCTTTAGACCACGCAGCCGCTAAATTGAAACATTGAGAAATGGTGTTTTCCAGCCCTCTAATCCAAGCCTGAACTGAAGTCATAGTTCTTGATTCGATACCTACAACTTCAGTAGCGGTCCTACTTCTAACTGCTGGCTGGACAAACGGCTGGAGGCCCATAATCTCCATCTCTGTCTTAAGGGTCTCTAGATCCTTCTCACCGGACCCTATTGCTTTGCCTGTATGTTCCACCCAAGACAGCTTAGCATCTGGGTCAGTTGACCTAACAGCATTGAATGGTCCAAGAACAACGGGCTCATTAGCTTGGTCAGGGCTAATACCTGTTTCGTGTAGAATGGGGAATCTTGCTACACGGAGGATGTTTCTTTGTTCAGAAGAAGACTGCCAGTGTGCTAAGTTTAGCCAAGCCAAATCCATTAAAGGAGGCTCAGCTGTCATAAAACCTAATTTCTTGGAGTAGAATGTCGCCATTGGGACTCTACCTGAGAATGTATGAGTACCCTCAGAAAGAACCTTCCAATCCGATTCTGTTTCAGAAAAATAACGTACCCATGACCCGTCCGAGTTCCACTCAAGAATTACGTTAACCTTAGTCTCGCCATAATCAGGATCTTCCCTGATATCTGTTTCTCTAACACGTATCTGAGTTAAGAACGGCTTGTGAGTAAACGGGTCTTTATCGAACTTATATCCTATGAGGTCCAGAGGGTGTACCAGCTTAAAGTACGGGTGTATATTAAACCGCCTTTGAGCATCAAGAGTCGGCCTACTAATAGCTGGGTAATCGACTAACACATGACATAGGCCGTACTGAACTCCAACTTCAAACACGTTCCTAAAGAACTGAGTTAAATCTGTTCCCTCGAAATCTGAATCTGATTCAATAGCTTTCAACTGCTCAGGTAATGACCCCTTCAGAACAACTGACTTGCTAAACGGCTTAGAAACAATCCTACCTACAGAATTTCCCAATCCATTGTAAAGGAATGTTCTCCCAAGCCGTTGGAGGTACTGGGGATACCTCTCTTTCTCTTCCATGGGCAGCCACTTATACGCAGCCGACCTCATTGCCCCAGTACCTCCAAGTAAATCTCGTATTAGCTCCCACTTCAAAAAATGGTCCGAATACGAGATAGAGGGAGTAGCTGGACCGCCCCCAGGAACCTTTGTTACGGAGGTTTCTAAGGTTTGGGCGGGGAACCCTACTAATCCAGTGTTATCCGTCATTCTTAGCTACCAGCGTTAGCGGAATTAGAGCCCTGCGCTCCATGATCTGCGACACTTTGCCCTAAAATATATGCAATGATTGGCGAGACCATGAGTAATAATTGATCTGTCTCAATATCCCACCCGAGTTTTCCTGCTACAGTGGCGATAACTCCCACAATCATTGCAAGAGCTTTTTTACTTCTCAGAAGACCTTTGACTGCTTCCATCATAGCTTAATCCTCAACTGGCTTTGGACTTGTGCAATACCAGCCTTCTGGTATACTAATTTTATTGTCGCTTTTGGTCCATTTTCCGTCAATCTTGACGTAAACGTAACACTTAGCACCACCTGGACCAATCTTTACGAAGTTAGATAGCTTTCCATTAACCCACATTTCTTCTGGGACTAAAGCCACTCTTGGTTGAGAACTGAGGCCACAGCTACTGGTCATTAATGCGATCAGTAAAATGATCAAGTTCATCTTGGTCCGCAGTATCAACTTCTTCGACATTAACTTCTTTCTTTCCGAACAAAAATGGAAGAAGAAATTCTAATACTGGTTTAACAAAGCTAACCCACATGCCACTATAACCACCAAAGTTATTCGCCAGCCGTAGTTAAACAAGAAGCTCACCCAAGTAATTTTGACAGGTATGCTGAGGCTACGCTCATAACTACTGAAATCGCCAGCATCGCCCCCAGGAGCTTCGCACGCGATAGCCTTAAAGAGTCCTGCCGAGTCTCCATCAGACCGTTCCACTTGATTTGGGCAGAGTTCGTAGCTTTTTGGCTTTCCCATAGCTGATTTATTCTCCCGTCGTGTTCAGCTCTCCAGAGTTCGCAGCCTCTCGCACTCTCCTCTAACTTCTCAGTCCTACGATCTAACCTCTGTATGAAATGGTGTTCATCCAAATCGTTCCTCCGGGCTAATTGTGCCCGCCAGGTAACAGATCAGGGCGGGCACCCATTGTGATACCCGCAAAAATCTTTGTCACAGCAGGACCAAGTGATGCGTTAGTCCAATTGATCTCATCACGGTTATTGATAAGGTCGTTTTTAGCCCCTGCTGAATTTGACATGAAGCCATTAAACGCAGAATCTGCTAACTCGGAACATTTAGAAGACAGTGATTGATCTGTAAGGGCTAAGTCGCCTACCATTGGGAATACATATGCTAACTTTGTAGGTGTGTGAGTCCACTTCCAAGTGGACGGGTCAGTTCTATCTCCACCTTCAACGATTTGAGCGTATCCGCCGAGGGGTGTAGGGACAATTCTTACGCAATTCTTAGCGTAATTGTCCGCCATGGCCTTGATGTTATCTTCAGAACGCCCGGCATACCTCAAAGCTCTAAGAGCCCAGTAATTCATTATGGCATCTTGCCACCCGTCGAATCCCTTACCGTTATAAGACCCATCATTAGGCCAATACAACTCCCCTGGATGCAACTTGGATAGGGCGCCCTCAACTATATCAGCAGCATGATGGAAATACCTATCATCAGCTAGTAGTAGGCCGTAACCAACTAAATTGTAAAGACTCCAAGCTACGGCCCTGATACCGTAAGACCTATGGTGGTGCCTATTAGGGTCGTAAGATAATAATTGCTCGCCAACAGCGTGACAAATGCCCTGTAGATGTAAATCCCTGGTTAAAAGAGAGGTGGCAAGGGTTCCGACTTTCCACTGATGGGAATCAAGTACAGTACCCTTGCCACCGAAAGCATCTCCCGGTCTCCATAAACCCTTCTCAAACCAATCTTTTAAGTAGACTTGTTCTTTTCGCCAGTCAGAAGGGTCATGGTCAGGATTAACCAATCCACGAGTTAATTTATGAACGGAATGTATATGAGCCAGAATCAAAGATGATTCGTTCCGGTCCCCAGAATTTACATGGTTGTCTATACAAGCCATTGCAAAGTCATAATGACCGTTATTTGGACCTTCAGCCCAATATTGGGACCCGAAGGTCATCCAATTATCGGGTTTAGCGGAGTGGTCTGGATCTCCACTATGTGATCCTGTAGCCGGATCATACCTTCGCTTCCAATAGTAACCCATATACCACCCAGCGTCTTTCTGGGAGTCGGAGAGACCTGTATGAGTTAGATTGGATTCAGACCAATCGTAAGTTTCTCTTAACCTACGGATATTAGCCCATCCTATTAACTGACGCTTGAGAGGGTCAGTAGACCTTAAGAACTCACGTATTCTACTATCAAACCCTGTAGAGCTTTGCGGAAGCGACCCGTCTGTAATATCCCACGTTACTGTCTCGCCACCCCTTAGGACATGATGATTAGAAGGGAATAGCTGTAGCGGAACCTTCTCCCCATACTCATCCCATAGGGACCATATATTATCGAATATCTTTGCAGCCTTAACGTATTCCTTAGCGAATACAGACATACCGTCTGGTATGTACGCTGCTACAGATAAAATCTCTATGGGATGCTCATTGGGGAGGGAATTAGAAACACGAGGGTACAGTGTGTTTCTAATAGTAAGCCTCTTGGCCCCCGGATAAGCCTCCTCAATAACAGCCTCGAACCCATGTGCAACTACGGGCCTACCCTCATATACGTCCAGAAAGGACCTGTCGGGCATTGTTATTCTTGCTGCTATTGCCATGAGTTCTGATTCAGTCTTGCGGGATATTTTCGAGCTATATGGTAACCGAAAGCATCCGATAGGTGAGTTAAATCAGGATCTTTCTTCTTGTCAATAACCCCAGTAGTACCTGGAATACTGGAGACGCCTTCAAAGTCATTAACGAGATTAGGGCATGTGTACGGATCAACGAGGATATTTGGTTTACATGAATCTCTGTCTATCCTCATTTGATCTCCAAATATTTCATACTCAGCGCCCGATAGCATCCTATTGTTAACTGCGATTACTCTGGACTTCTCCAGAGGGTTACTTCTCTTGACGTGGTTAACAATGCGGGCTTTAGGGAAACCTCTTCTTAAGATACCCTTCGGGTTGTTCCCGATTAAGATATCCCAGTCAGACCCCTCTAATGCCGAAGACCGGCGTGCCCCGCCCGTCGCATCCCCATCAATCTCTAAAGTACCTGAGTGGTGCCCCCACTTAGATACTAATTCATTTCCGACTCGTTCTGTATTTGAGTCATTCTCGATGAATATTTCATCTATACAGTGCGTTACATACTCTGAGGACGATTCGTCCACTGGCCTGTCTTGTGATATAACGCATACACCTGGATCGACATTAAAGTCAAACGCAACGTTGATCGGAAACTCAGGTCTGTAAGCCAGAGCCCTTGCTGCGTGGATTTGTCTATCGAAGGTGTAGTATATGCGGCCCTGGAAGTTGATGAAGTTTGCACAGTATTCTTGTTCGTATGTAAGAGGATCAAGATCCCTTTTGGCAGCCTCGATCACCTCTTTGCTTAATATATCTGATGAGGGCCATGTGTGAGCTTTCCAGTCTGGGAAATTCGGGTCTTGGGCTCTTAGAAAGAGCTTGTAGAATAATCCGCGCCCTCTCGGGACTCCAATAAACCACGCGACACCAGGTCTCCCATCTGTATCTAATGCTGGACGAATGTGGCGTGAAAACGCCTCTTCGCGGGTGTCTGCCATTTCATCAATGACGATGAAATCAATGGGTGATCCTTCAATGCGTTGTGGCTTATCGAGTCCGTCAATTTGAATCTTGTTCCCGTTCTTCAAGGAGATATTAGTCGTTCCCTCCCAGATATCCCTCACCGCTTCCTCGGGAACAAGTTTTTTGATATCATCCCAAAAGATTTCTCTGGCCTGTGCTTTTGTCGGAGCGCAAAAGATAAAACGTCCATTATCTCTCGGGCAAGCCAGCGCGAGCATCACACCTTTTCTCTTGGCTAACTCTGTTTTCCCACTCCTTCGACCGCAAGCAGCGACCTGGAATCTCTCTTTGTTGTGGTAAAGATAAGACTGACCTTTATGGGGTCTTAACGGATACCATCTACTCTGGCAACTCAAGAGTTAACTCTGGGAGGTCCACATATACGTCAGCGCAGTCATTATGCATTATCACGTTAAGGGCGTCAACGTGATTCTTCTTGAACCTAATTACTCTGCGCGTAAAAATTTGAACTAATTCGGAGTCACTTTGGAATGCCACGAATCCACAGCACCAGCACCTCATGATAGGTCTTCCATAATCAATGGAATTGAGAGGTTCATAGATGCAAGCTGTTTCTGTAGCACGGCTGCAAGGTTGGAGTCCGCCACTTCTCCTCGCCATTCCGCTCTCTTCAATGCCATTACCTTCATAGCAATGGTAGGATCATATTGAGTCTGGGAGCCGACATGGTGTCCTTTATACCACACCTCCTTTTCCCAGCCTTCTGTACATTTAGTTAAAATGTCAGCTTCAATATCATCTACGATGCGCTCTCTGGCGTTATGGATATCTCTTGAGAACTCATCATCCTGAGCAATGGCGTCGTTGACGTAATCTCTAAACCTGGAAATAGACTGGCAGGCTGCTGAGAAGTTCTTGGTCCTATAGAGCGTGTCGCAAAACTTCTTCTTGTCTTCTGAATTAATTAATGAGGGTATCACGCCACGGTCTCCTTGTGCGCCCACACTGTAGCACCGGAGGGTGCGGGAGTCAAGGGAAAATCTTGAAAATCCACAAGTCACGGCCCCACGCGGGGTTACGGGCGTGCCGCTCCCTGAGCGGAGGGCATAACATTAACGTCAGGGTGTTCAATTTATAATATAAACTCAAAGTCAAAATTCGATCCACAAAAATTGAGGATAACCCGCTCCGCGGGAATTTCGGTTTATGCGCGGGGTCGGGTATTTCGGTTTACCCAGCCCGCGCATAAACCTCAATTCATACGTTGGGGAATTGAGGTTTTCAGTCCCTCAATTCCCTCAAAGTATTTCAGGAATCAGCAGAATGCCAGATGATATCCTGACATTCTGCCGTGCCCCACTTGGCGATGAAAGATACCTCGGAGAGAAGTTTCAGTAGTCCCTCAAGGATAGGGTCTGAAGTATGAAAGTGGAGAGTTTCGTTGCTGATCCTATCCGTTATCTCATACAGTCTACGCTTGACTTCCCCGTAGTTCGCGCCTTTCCCTCTCCCCGGGGACCCATCATCACCGATAGCATGGATAGCCGTTCGGTGGGAGAATGGTGTCTCTTCAGTGAAGAGTGCCTTTTTGAGAGACTCTTGGTGTTCGATCCATGCGGCAGACGCGGCGTGACCACAACAGTGGTTGGTCAATGACATAGCAGTATTGCCTCCTCCTCCTTCATGCAAGAATCGAAAAGCCGATAGGGCCATTCCCCGTATTCTTGTCCGGTGGACCCTTCGGCTACCATATGGAACCCGGTGGGAACTTCATTTGATTCCCACCCCATTTCGGACGCGGTGAAATAGGCAAGACCAGGTTCCTCTTGTGCTTCCCCGAATGCCTCCTTCGGAAGTCGCTCGAATGCTCTCCGAGATCGTCCCATGGCCTCCTCTTGTGCTTCATTGATAGCCTCCTTGACGGCTAATATTTGCGCCCTCACCCGTGGGTGGTTACGGGACCATGGTCCCGATACGTCATTGCCACTTTTATGGCAATTGTCTGCCGAAGTCGCTCTTCGGTTTCGTCGTGCTTTCCCGTTCATGTCGTCTCTCTTTCTTTCTATGGTTGGTTGGGGCCTCTCACCCCTTCGGAGGTTAATTGCTTGAACCTCTAAAGCATCGGAAGGCTATTGGCCTTGCAACGCCTCAAGAGCATCCTTGATGCGCGGGTCAATGGCTGTGCCATACTGAGCAATGATCTCGGCCAGACCAGCGAGGTGCTTATCCGCCTTGCGAGTTGCGGCCTTTGCCGGATCGGGATCGAGAATTTCGTCCAGCTCATTTTGTAGATCAACAAGCCGATCGTTAAGCTTGTCAATTTCCAACGGAACCCGTTGAATCTCGAATTCGAGAAAGGCAACGGTCCCGACGTTCACGTTGAACGTCTTCCCGTCCTTCTCGCGCTCCTCAGTAACAGACTTGGAAAAGTCGGAACGAACAAGGTTCTTAAACCCCGATTCCTCCTTATCCCATTTTGGGCATGCGGTCAAGGCGAGTGACTTAACGTAAGTCACCTCCTCGCCATCAACCGTATGAGTACCCATGACCTTTTCCAGCTCGATCGGTCCACCGTGAACATCAACGGCGGTAGTCTTGTCAAGAGTAGGCTTTGTTGGGGCCCCCCTCGATTTAGTAGTCGACTCCTCTGTCACTTCAATTTCGTCACTCATTGGATCGGTCCCTTTTGGTTTGTGGTTTGTGGTTTGCTCTTGGCCTCCCGTCCATCCCGCGTCTGCTCTTGGCTTATCGGTTGATGGATTCCAGCCTCTCTGGTGCGCTGGAAAGAGCTGTTCAGTTTTCAGGATACTGAGGCTACCGCGTCCCGGCTCTCCTCAGTCCCGGCCAGTTGCTTTCATCTGACGTTCGTCATCATAGACTACTATCGGCCTATGTCCAGACTCCAGCGGAGGGAATCTCAAAATACTTGAGCGGTCCAGCCTCTATCACTGCCCGCGCGCGCGCACCTAACATGGGCCCAAGGGGCCCCAAGGGATTCGCACAAAAAAACCTTCTGACAAAATACCTTGAAATTGCCCTAAGCCGACTTGAGCCGATATTCGTCCCATGGGTCAGGGTAGCCTCCAGATGGCTTAGAATCGCTCCCAGGACCCTTAGCGTGGACCTATATAATTAAGTGGATTTAATGCCAATATCATACCCTTCGGCACAGCAATTGCTAAAGCCTCAGGATGAGAATGAGTCTCATTCTCATTCTCAATTGAGGCCCCCTGCTGACGGATGAGAATGAGTCTCATTCTCAGTCTCAATTGAGTCCCCCTGCTGACGGATGAGATTGAGTCTCATTCTCATTCTCAATTGAGGTAATTTCAGGTTAGGTTAATTTCCGAAAGAAGCGAAAAATATTATTTATTTTCGGTCTTTTCCCGAATTAGCTAATTTCCGAAAGAAGCGAAAAATA